CATGATTGGACCGGGCCTCTCGAACATTAGGTTTCAGGGATAGTGGACACGGGCCTGTTGTTGAGCCCACCCGGCAGGGGCGGGCCCGGTCCAAGGGGAGAAATTCCCTCCCCCACCGGGTGGTCTGTTAGGCGGCGGTGACGCCGTCGTCCGCGAACGTGCGGATGTTGACGAGCTTGCCGTCGATGTTGGTTTCGAAGCACTCGATGGTGACCTGGTAGGCGATCGTGTCGGTGTGCACCACAGTGATGTCACCGATGCTCGTGATCTGCCCGTCCGGTACGTACGAGCGGTACCGGGCGTCACCGTCGATGGTGTCGATGACCCACGACGCGTGCGGCAGGGTCGCCTTGTTCTTGTCGACGATGACCTGAGTGCCCGTCGTTTCGGTCGCCGGCGTCACAGTGACGTTGTCGTCGCCGAACACAGCCCGCAGCACATCAGCATTCAGCGATTCGAGGAACGTGAATGTGATGGTCGACGAGTAGTCGGTCTGCAGGATCTTGACCGTCGAGCCGCCGAAACTTTTGCGTTTCGTGGTGTCGCGGCTGTTCGACTCGGTGAACCCGTCCTCGCCGATGTAGCCGAGGTCGACGAACGCGTTGTCCAGTGCGTCGGTGGCCGATGTGGGTCCGTCGGTACCGAGCGGTGCACGGCGGAGAGCGCCTGCCACGTCGGGCATGGCGGCGAAAACGTTGGCAACGGAAGATGCCATGATGAGCCCCTTTCAGGCTTCGTTTGGACCGGGCCGCGTTGAAAGGGAAAAGCTCAAGAGAGTTGTGCGCGGAGAAGGATCTCCACAGTGAACTGGTACCGCTCGAGACCTGCCTCGAGGTCAGGGAAGTTCGACGGGGCGCCGACTGTGGTGACCTTCCGGATGTCACGGTTGGTGGGATCGCGGGTAGCCGACTTCAAGACCGCGAAGCAGTCCTCTGCGAGCCGACCAGCCGCGATCTGATCCTTCTCGTAGCACTGCACGATCAGGATGCGTCGGCCGGTGACGACGGTTTGGTCTGCGCCACCGGATGAGTCGAGTTTGATGAACCGGCCCGGCACCTTCGGCACCTTCGTTCCTACCTTCTCGCCCGGCATCCGGGACAGCAGGTAGGACCGAGCCACAACCTCCACCATCGGAAAGGTGAGGGTGTCAACCACGGCCCGCCTCCAATGCTCGAAGCAGCGTGTTTTCCCGCTGGTTCTTGCGCATCGCTTTCGGGGTGGCTGTGACCACCGAGGTACGCCAACGACCTTGGGGGCGTGCCGCACCTTGCCGCGAACTCATCTCGAAGCCGTCGCCGGCGGCTTGCTTCACAGCCCCAGCCCGGTGCTCGAGATCAGCGACGACACCCGACGCTGAGCGCAACGCCTTGTATCCGGCGACATGATGCTTGATACGAACAGCCATCAGCCCTCCTGGAATCGCCGACGTCGAAGGTAGCTGTCCCGAGGAATCCGGATTCGGCGACTCTTCGTAACCACAGCGTCCCCCACGGCATTAAGTAGTGGGCGGCCATGGCCGTCACGGACGAAGCAGTCAACCTTCAACCAGCGCTGGTTGATTTGACGAGCCCGCTCGTCCTTCACCCATCGAGCGCGGGAGCCAAGGAACCGTACAACCTCGTCGTATTCAGGAGTGCCCCGGGTGATCCATCCCTTGTCGATCAGGTCAGCCATGTCAGCCCTCCACGTATCTCAGGCGCACAGTCACCAAACCCGGCTGCCACCAAGGATTGTTGTTCGGATCCTGCGGATAACCGACAACCTCGAACCGCTTACCGTCCAACACAGCCCGATCCTTCGGCCCCGCATTCAACGACCGCGCCGCATACAACTTCATGTCGACAATCACACGGTCATGACCCGCCAACTCCGGCTCCGTCGACAGTGGAGGCTCCCAACCGAACACCATGTGCCGTTCAGGAGCACCCCACTGCTCAACCTCATTGCCGAGTTCATCCTCACCACCGCCGGCGTACCGCTCCCACAGAATCGGGACCGTCAACTCGTAGGCAGAATCAGACACCGTCATCACAACGTCTCCGGGCTACCCAGCGGCACCGAATAGGCGCCGTACTTCGGGGCACGAGGTCGACACAACGCCCGCAACCGGTCCTCCTGCGCAGGAGAAAACAAGATGCCGGACTGTGTTTGCCGCGTATCGACAGTCTTCTGAAACGACCCCGCCGAAACCTGAGTGACCGCACCATTGCCGGCGCCCGCGTTGTAACGGATCGCCGACCGCAGAATCGCCTTCAGCGCCGCGCCATGCGGAAACCCCGGCTTGCTGATGCACGGCGCGATCGACACAGCGATCCCCACCGCGTCATCGATCCAATCCTGCAGGTCCGAATCAGGGACACTCGGAAGAAAGGGGCGTAGATCCTCAGGAGTGATAAACGGACTCGGAACAGTCATCTACGCCCCTCCCGTCAGTCTCCGGAGCCGGCAGCTACCGCCGTCTCGCCGGTGTCGTAGTTGTGCGTCACCGTCACCTCGGTGCCGTCCGGCCGCACAGCCGTGTACGTCTCAGTGCGAGTGCCGGTCGGGGTGCGGTCAGGAACAGTGCCCACCACACTCACCGAGTTCACCGTCTGATGACCCGCAGCCGCCGCAGCAGCCTTATCGGGGCGGCCCGACGACACACGTTCCTTCGCGTCGTAGGTGTCCGCAGGAGCATCGCCAGCCGACGTCGACTGCGGGGCCGCCAGATTGTCATCGGAAAGCTTCGTTGTCTTCGGTCGGGGAGTACGTCCGGCCATGATGATTTACCTTCTTTCCTGGTCTCAGGCAGCCGTTACGCCACGGAGTCGAGCGGCAGCCTTGCCGCCCTGAACAACGAGCCCGCAGTAGAACTCGATGCGGGTCCGGTAGGCGGGCTTCTCCTGAAGCTCACCGAGGTTGTACGCCTGCAGGCCGCCGTTCGAGATGCCCATGACGCCGTGGTCGTTGAAGCTGTTCGCGAACTTGACGGCGTACAGATCCGAACCGTTGCTCGGATCGAACGGCAGAACACGCCGGCCCGACCAGTGCTCGCCCGGATCGATGAACGGGACACCGTTCCAGGTGAACTCGCGCTTGCCGGTGATCTCCGAGTTGATGTAGTCGGCGCCGCCAACCTTGCGGCCGAGGGACTTCAGCTTCGCAATGATCTCCTGGGGTGCGTACACCACGTCAGGGGCGCCACCGTGAACCCGGGCGAAGAAGTCGTCCAGGTCGTCGAGGAACGACTCTGAGCCGAAGCCGTTGACCGAGTCCATGACCTGCTTGCCGATCAGGCGCTTCTTCAGGCCCTCGAACGACTTCGGGTTGACCGCGGTGTCGCCGTTGAACATCGCGTCGATGAACGTTCCGTGCGACGACGTCAGCTTCATGCGGATCTGCTGAGCCATCAACGAACCACGGGAAGCACCGAACGTCTTCTCGAGGAATCGGTCGACATCCGCATCGCCACCGAGGATCACGAGCGACTCGGTCTCCATGTTGATGACACCGGTCGACTCGACGTACGCCTCATTGACGGTACGGAAACCGGTACCCGGCAGGGCACCTTCCGTGTCGTAGCTGTAGGCGTTGCCCTGGATCGACTCGATCGGCAGACGGTCGAAGATGTTCGACACCTGGTGCAGAGTTTCGATTGCGCCGCGCCGGACGGGATCCGGCTCCACGGCGGCAGCCTGAGCGAGAGTGACAGCCATTCGCTGTCTCCTTCCTGATGAGTGCCGCCGGACGGCGGTCTACTTGCTTCGGTAAGCCGCATCAAAAGCAGCTTCGAGACGGGCGGTGCCCGGCCCGGGATCCGGCGCGTCACCGCGCCGGCCAATCCCCACATCGGTATGCGATGCAGGGCCAGATTCTTTGACGAGATACGGGTGATCCTTCGCGACCTGCTCGAGCTGCGCCTTCAGCGCCTCCGAGTCGATGTCGTCACCCTTGATGAAGGAGTCCATGTCATCGAGATACAGACTGACCTTCTCCGGTGCATGAAACCCCAGCTCCGAAGCGATACCCCGCGTCTCAGCCTTGATCAGACGCTGATTCGCTGCCGAAAGAACTTCGGCGCGGGCTTCTTCGCGAGCCTTCTGGATCTCGCGTTCCTGAGCGGTCGCCGTCTGCGACTTCAGTTCGTCACGCTCAGTTTTGAGGGTGTCGTAGTCGGCGTACTTCGCGAGCCTGCCCTGCAAGATCCGATCCACATCGGCTTGAGTGAACGTCTTCTCAGACTTCCCACCGTCGCCAGGATCGCCGCCGGCCTCACCTGCACCGGGTGCGCCGCCTTCGTGTCCGCCCTCATCGCGCCGCGGATGAGCACGCGAAATGCGTCCACGACGACCGAAACTGAACGGATCCATCACCTCAGGGGCAATGACCTGATTCTTGAACATGATTCTCCTACACCCGCTGAGAGCGCAGCGGTCACGCGCACCCCGGCTTGACCCGGGGGAATCTAAGTCCCGATCACTCGGGAAGGATGTAGCCGTACAAACGCAGCAAACGCACCGCATCAGCACGGTTCTCCGCGATCCCATAGATCGCAGACGGGGTTAGGCGTGCCGAACGCCACGACCGGTAACGCTGTCCCGCGGCTTTCATCTCGCCCTGGCGGCGCACATACTGCGCCTGCCCCATCGACCGGTAGGCGACACCACGGCGCGTCACGCCCTCCGTGGTTGTTTGCAGCCGCTGACCGAACACATTCGACGTCGACATACCGCGGCTAGCGTTGATCACCTGGCTCGGGTCCGCACCGTCCTCGAGGATCGCGAGAGTGTCCGCCTTCGACAATCCGGTGACCTGACCGGAACGGATCGCCGCCGTAACGTCCAGGGAGCGATCCCCAGCGATAGCCTCCGCTGACGGAATATGAATGCAGTCGCAGTTCGGGTGACGCTCAAACCCCTCATTCCAGCGAAACCACTTGCCGGCCTGCACAGCGCACCGTTTACACGACGGCGGACGCAACATGCGCACCCAGCCGCCGAACCGGGTGGTTGCCATAGACGCCTGCGTAGCCTCCCGGCCCGCGTCAGCAACCAACGTAGAGGCAAGGCGCACCAAGGAACGGTTCGCCAACGCGGTCGCTGCCCGCAAGCCGGCGCCCTCCGCGATCGCCTCCTTCATCGGAATCACCGACGCCGAATACGTCATCGCGGCAGTCTCATCGAGCCCGGGTGTGAACCCCAAAGGATCCACCTGCCCAGACGGTGCGTCGATGCCCTGCGCTGCCGTCTGAGCCACCATGTACGACTGTGCGGCCCCAGCACTGCGTTCCATGCCCTGCAGAACCGGCAACGTCACATCGAGATAGTTCTCCTCGAACCACCCCGACAGATCCGACGAATCAGCACGCCTCCACGCCCTCTG